AGGTACGCCCATACTTTGCATATCTAGTGTGTTACGCAATTCACGGTTGAAGCCTACGTCACGCTCAATCTCTAAGCGCTGTGCGAAGAAGTTCTTACCACATATAACGACAGTCATAGAGGAGTCGTTACCAGTCTTCTCTAGGTCAGTCTGCAGGTAATCAGCTTGCTCTGTGAACAACTCAATGTGATCGACACTACCTGCCAATTGCATAGAGACTTGGCCGCTACCGTTAGCACCAGCAATCAAGTTGGCACGGGTATCGCCCATGACTTCAACAAAGTAGTCATAAGTTGTGTGATTACCACCAGCAGTGAAGTTAGAGTCAGTGGTTAACAAGGTAGCGATAAGCTGCTCCTCGAACTTGACCCACGCCTTGTCAACCTTGTTACCTAGTTGGCCTAGTAAGTACTCTTCTGTCATTAACTCATTGGTACCGGGAGTCCGACGACCAGAGATATCACCGGGCTTGGTGTTGTAAGTAACACCAAAAGAACCAATGTCGTAGCTCAGCTGACGAGGCTTGTCAGTCAGTGCGCGAGGGCCGTACTCAGAGTACTGCTTACCAGCGACAGACACACCTTCGTGCTGGAGGTCATCGTGGCGGACTGTACGAGTCTGATTGAAGATAGAGTTAATCTCACCACCAAATAAGGCAGTAAGTAATTTAGGGGCGATCTGTGTGCGTTGTACGAGAGGGGAAACATCCACCATCTCAAATGCGCTATCACCGGAAACCCCTAGGGCTTTTACAATTCCGTGGTCACTCATTTATGTATTCCTATTAAGAGTTGTAAGATGGGTCAGTGATAGCTGCTTCAGCTGACTGGATAAACTGCTGTGCTTCTAACTGTGCCCAGAACAATGCTTGGTTAGGGGCTGAAGTAGCACCCCAGACAATGCCTGAATCATTAATAGTGGCATCACCACGGTAGATAGCAGTCATGTTGACATCAGTGTTAGCAGCTGATAAAGTAATGTCAGCTCGGTTAAAGCCTAAGCCGTACTTATCACCAACACTCAAAGCTACAACGTAGTTAGCCAGTACAGGTAGGTTGTCTTGGTCGGCTAGGGCAGCGGCTACAGTAAGAGTAGTACCGTCATAGATATCCCAGTTGCCTGCAACATCGTCCCAGATTAGAGGCTGACCGATAAAGCCAACAGTATTAGTAGAACCACCAACGGCTACGCCGAGTAAGTTCTTATTGGTCATAGTGTCGTCACTATAAGTCTGTACCCCAGCGATCAGGTCAGATACGATAGCGCGACCAGTAGCAATTACAGTCATTACACAGCTCCTTGGATTTTATCTTTAGCGGCCATTGCCTTCTCTAGCATGGTCTGAGGGGCTTCACCTTCTGGCTCACCACCTTCACCTTTCTCATCTGAGAGGGCTTTAGCTAATGGATTCTCTTCTTCTTTAGGTGCTGGTGCTGTAGACTTGGCTAGCTCTACTTCAGCCTCGCCTTTGGCTACTACCGCATCTAATGCTTTAGTTACACTGGCCACAGCATCCTCGTCTAAGACTGACAACACTTCTGCCAGCTCTTTAGAGAGATCACTCTCTAGGCCGTAAACCCCTAAGTCCTTCTGGATTAGTTTCTTGGTCAAGACGGCTACTTGAGCCTCTAGAGCCTTATTCACTTCTTCAGACATATCTGTCCCTTCTATAGTTAAGTTATCTCCCCCGGATGTTTCTTCCGAAGAAGACAGTGGGAGTTTGTCATCAGTAAGCGACTTGCCTACTTCAGATTCGGTATGGCCAATTTCCAATAGGATGGCCTTTTGTTCTGGTGTGAGTGTTGCTCCGCCCTTCAATGACTTAAGCAACAGAGGTTCGTTGAGGAGGCTACAAGCACCCCCTTGGGAGCCGTCTGTCACTGCTATGCCAGTCACATTGAAGTCGTAGAGCCTACGCTTAGCTTTCATCTAATACCTCTATTTTGCAGCTACCCTCAACGGATAGTCCCATGAGTTCACCTTCTACTCGCTTATCCCAAGCAGCCTTATTGACATACTTGACTTCAGCTAATACAATACCCTCAGGGACTGTATTACCTCCAATCTCACACTCGTAGGGGTTTACCCAGCACTTCTGAATGTGAAAGTCTTCAGTATCTGCTGCATGGAAGTAGTTGTAAGTCATACTCTCCGCAGCGATCTTATCGTTAATACTCTTGGCTAGGCTCTCAGAACCCTCCATGTCGATAGTGTCACCTACTCCATCCACATCACCGGGGGCAATGTATACTGGCTCCACTGCTACCATCTCAACTTCATTGAGCTGCTTGATGACTGGAACCGGATGCTTCTCAGTGCCCCCAAAGAACTTCTTAAGGACGCTTAGTATTGATTTCTCGATGTCGTCCTCCCCATTCTCCACTGCGACATACTCAGTGGTACGGGCTACCTCTACTCTATCTCCTGAGATCTCGGCATTGGCACCGTCATACTCATAAGAGCTCTTGTATGTTTTATATCCATCCACTTCGTAAACCTCGAAGTAGACAAACTCATCATCGTAGTCGTATAGGTACCCTGAGGTTACAGCATCACTTAGATGTAGCCTCTTGTCCCCCTCGGTTGCTTTACTTATCTGAGTCACAGAAGACCCTCCATTGCATGTGAATACCCAAAAGGGTCTCTCTAATTAGTTTCATTGGACATTCTCCAGTACCTTGTCTGTCTCAGTATCAATAAGCCTACCCTTCTCGTCTTCTATTATGTTGGTAACCATAGACTTCTCCACCCCACCATTCTCTCCATTCTTCTCAGAGTTGTTCTGGTTAGTAGAGCCATTCCCAGATGAGCCATTAGAAGTCCCTACATCGCCACCTGAAGCAGCTGTGAAGTCTAGGTCGTCTATACCATCATCAGGCAGTCCTGCTTGCCTGTAGAGTTCCTTGAGGGCACTAGGAGTCATCATCCCGGTACCAGCCATACGCATGACAGCTTTACTAAGCTCATCGAAATTAAGCTCTGAGGCTACTCCTGACCTGAAGGTAGGCATGTCCTTCCAGTTCAACTGTATGTTGTTAGCTGCTAGGAGCCTTGGGATTAACTGTGTATTGATAACATCAACTTTCCAGTCTATAATCCTCTGCACGTATAGCTCTTGGATGGTGGTCTTACTTGAGCTTAGGGAGTAACTACCCCCTCCGTTGTCCCCAGTGATCTGTGCTGATGCACCGAATACATTGAAGATGTCTTTACGCTTCTGCTCTATAATCTCTGAAGTAGAGTACTGCTTGCCGGTACCAGAGATCCCCATCATGGAGAAGTCATTAAGGTACTTACCGTTCTCGTCTGTCTCTGATGACAGCAGGATAAATGTATCCTTACCTGCCACTAGATCAGATGCATCTTGTTGTAATGTTTTGTACTCTGACTGAGCCTCTGTATTACCCTCAGGGTCATTGGCCATCTCGATTAGGCCGGGGTCTACCCTAAGGACATACGCCCCACCTAAGTCTTTAGTGACACCAACAATCTCGAAGTTCTCTACCAGAGCCTTCTCCATCCAAGCTGCGTAACAATTCTTAAGGGGGCTATTCCCCTCAGGGTTATCCTGTGTGGGGTTGTGCCTAAACCAGAGCAACTCCTCGTTCTTAAAGTAGGTGTACTGCTGGTTGTTGACTATCGAGCTGGTGTTAGTTATGCCACGTTCGAACTGCTTCTCTGTGGGTTGCTTAGACTTCTTAACCATAGGCTTCTGGACATACCCAAGTACATCCCTGAAGTTCTTATCGTAAACCCACCCGTACACACTCTTCTGGGATCTAGGGGCTAGCTTCTTAAGGCAGTACATACCCTTATACTGCCCGTAGTTACGTCTCTCTAGTACAATATTCTGAGTAGAGAAGCCATTCTGAAGATCAGTACAAGCATCATTCATACTCTGCATCCAAGTACCAAAGGACATATTGCGTATGTTATAGTTAATAAACTCTGCTGCTTCCTTGGAGAGTGAGGAGCCACTCTTACCGGGGACTGCCTCACCACTACTGAGCGCTAGCAGGACTTGGGCATTAGATGAGTCCATTGCAGTGAACACTGCGGAGTCTAACGCCATATTGTCAAAGGTGTATAAGCTATTAGGCATGATGAGGTCTTGCTTGGCCCCATCCTGTATGAACCTAGAGCCAGTCACTTGTCGTGGCTGACCCTTCTCCTTTAAGCTCTGTGGTCGTATCTTGGCCTGCTTACCTACTGTCTCGGCCTTCTTGATGTCTACTGTCTTGTCTGTCATAGTCGGCCTTGATTAGTTGGTTACTCTGCAAGCTTGCCCTTGAGGAACTTCTTAATGGCTGCAGGCTTAGTTACATCCTCTGGGACAGTGAAGCCATGCTTCTCAGCAAAGGCATACAGCTCCACCTTCTTAGACAGACCCTTTAGTTCGTCTATTGTAGTATCCTCTGTGGGTGCCTCTGAGAGCTCCTCAGGGGCCGCTGGTGCCTCTGCAGACTCTTCCAAGGGTGGTTGTACCTCTAAGGGCTCTTTGCTCTCTACGGGCCCCTCAGGAGCTCCTAGGGCATCCTTATAGAGAACTACCTTGCCTATGTTGCCTCGGAAGTTACGTAGGGAGGAGTCGTCCCTTAGGTTGGTCTCTGCTACACGCCAGCCTTCTAGGACAGCCTCTTGGATGGATAAGAAGAACTCCAGTTCATACTTGACTCGGGCTCCCTTTGTCTGGATTACTTTACGTTCTTGTTTGATAGTGTTATCTTCCATAGTTGTTATCCCCTCCGAGGGACTTCATTATTAGTAAGGTGGTCATTTGCTAAGGTCTTTATCTTGGCTTGGCTGCGCTTGGTGAACTTGTAGTTCCTAGCTTGGCACAGGTAGTTAAATGCAGAGGCTGTGGCATCAACTACGTCATCCCACTTACCAGTAGAGGATCTCTCGCCGTCGAACAGTTCGTGCTCCCGGTAGAATGCCTTAAGACCCTCTGGGGAGAAGCTACTCTCTACAATGTAGACAAAGCCATTCTGAGCTGCCACCGCATAGGGCTCTGCTCTAGTTATCTTTGATTTATTGACTGGCATAGGGTCTTTGTGGCATATTAGGCCATCTTCGGACACCTTCTTGGCGAACTCCTCAAATTGGAACTTACCAGAGGCTCCTGCGTCAATCCCCATGACTATCTTACAGTCTCTACCATCTCTGTGGCCTACCTGTAGGATGCGCCTGTCTCTTGGGCCTGCCCTGTCTTGGAACCTCTCCATACCGTGTATGTAGTAGTTTCCATCTTTGGACTTAGACACTCTCACACCTACAGTCCAATCCGCCCTTCTGTTTATGGTCTGGCCTTCTTCAGGCGCTGTGCCTGCAGTGTCCCAGCCCCTGCATGTAACTGAGCCTAGAGGTACGTGGGTAGCCTTCCTGTAGTAGCTTGACTGGAAGTACATACCAGAGTCTTCTGTAGGCTCCCAGCAGCCAAGTAATAGCTGCTTGCGCTTCTTCTCAGACATTGAATCTAGCTTATCTTTGTATGCCTCATCTAGGTAGTCATTGTCTTCTATTGTTGCTGGTATATATGTGTAAGTCTGGGGGTTCTTGC